GTTTGAGGCAATTACTCACCCTTGCTCACCGAACTATCTACTAAGCAATATCGATTGGGAAGAAATCACAAAACGCCTAGCTCGCAACGATTATGATGACGAAGAGGGTGCTGGATTTCACGTCCACATTAGCCGTGAACACTTCAAATCCCAGTCTCATATTGGCAAGCTCATCAAGTTTTTCTCTGAAAACTACCAAACACTCATGGATTTCGGTAATCGTGATTGGGATAACGCAACAGATTATGCCGCACCAACAGAATATGACGATGATGATAAATTCATCGAAATATATAACGAAACACGTGGAAATAGATACCACGCAGTAAACGTGTGGCCAAATGCTACAGTCGAAATTCGTTTGTTTAACACAACGTATCGACCAGAAGTAATTCGTAGTTACATTCAGTTTGTGGATATTATCACTGACCTAGCGAATGGGTTTTATTGTGAAATGACATTCGAAAATGTTCGTAAAGAGGCTACAGAACGTGGCTATAACGAACTTATTAATTACATGAATGAACAAGGTATTTAATTATAGGAGGACAAAATAATGTGTGTGATTGCAGTATACAACAAAGAATTAAAGCTAAACAAAGCGGAATTACAGGAGTGTTTTGATAACAATCCAGATGGTGCTGGTTTCATGTATTTTGACGAGAAATCGCAAAAAGTACATATTTCAAAAGGCTACTTTACTTTTGATAGCTTATGGAAAGAGCTTGAAAAGCTCCCTACCAACATTGACCGTGTTATTCACTTTAGAATAGCAACATCTGGTGCTATTGGTACCAGCACCTGTCACCCATTCCCTGTATGTAGTGACTACAAGAAAATGGGGTTAGGTGATAGCTATTCTGACATTGGATTAGCACATAACGGCGTTATGCATGAGTATACACCACTCAAAGGTATGAAAGCCAAACATTCCGACACTATGCAATTCATTAAAACAATGGTTCACCCATTAGGTAAAGCATTATGGATTCCACAAGTACAGGAATTACTTGAGGACCATGTGAGTGGTAATAAATTCGCTATCGTCGCAAAAGACCAACTGGTAATATTAGGCGATTTCGTGCAATCGAAAGAAAGTCACGCCTTATACAGCAATAGTAGCTACAAACCCTATGTACCCACAAAAAGCCAATGGCAAAACTATTATTTCTCTAAGCCAGTTAAACAAACATCGTTCGATTATGACGATTTTGATACTAGAGGTTATGTTATACACGATGATTATGGGGCTTATGAAGTATATCCAGTAGAGTTATTTACTGGTAAAGTTACCGACGATAAGGCAGATGAGTTTATCGACGCTTTTTATGATGTAGCTGATAGCCTTGGTTGCGGTGTACACGATTTTGCAATGAAAGAATACAGTATTGTGTTTTACGTTGATGACCCTACTATCATGGACGGTGAGAATGTCCTAGGTAAACACGTATTAATGGGTAATTTGAATTACGGGAAAGGGAAGTAACAACTTCCCCTCTTCCCTACTATGAGGTGATAGCAATGACTGGAATAGAATTATTTGAAGGTTATTTCAAACAAGGAGATGTGTTTGTGTGGCATCGTCTAATTAGCAGTGTTCCTATAATGTGTGAAATTACAGATATTCAACCCGATTACGACAATATGCTGTGTAGAACATCACGCAAAGACAGTAGATTAGGTTATGACCATAGCCATGGTACATTATGCAAACTAAAAGAAAATACTCCTTATATATATAAATTAATAGAGGATTATTTAGAAGGAGAGTGGGCAAAATGACAGCTCGTGAAATATTCGAAAGCTATTTTAAATGTGATGATGAATTTGTATATATGCCAGATGAAACACTACAACAACGCTTTAAAGTATACGATATGCGACGGAATGAGATTGAAATGGCTGTTATTAGAATTAGTTCCCCTAACCAACCATTCACATACTTTTTCAAGCTACCCAGTGAAATGCAAAGTGTTTACAAGGTAATTCAAAAGTTTAGAAGATGAGGTGATGAAATGCATAATAGACTTCCCCTACTCCCTCACCAAGCACAAGGCGTGAAATACATATTAAATAATAGTTCCGCCTTTGTGTGCGATGATATGGGAATGGGTAAAACTAGAACAGTAATTGAAGCCATGTTTAAAAGAGGTCAATTCCCTATCTTAGTAATATGTCCAGCTAGTTTAAAAATTAACTGGAAAAACGAAATTGAACGTTGGATTGGTGTAACAATTCCAATCGATGATTTATCACAAAACGTGATTATTACTAACTACGAACGTATGAAAAAATACAAGTTCGATATTAAAGATATACCAGTAAAACAGCTGGTACTTGATGAAAGCCATTCTTTCAAAAACGATAGTAGTCAACGTACAAAACTAGCGTTGGAATGGTCTAAACGGATACCATACAAGATACTAATTACTGGTACACCAATGCTTAACAGGCCAAACGAATTAGTTACTCAAATGCAGATTTTAAATAATATTCACAAGGTAGGTGGTGCAGAATATTTTCTTAATACATATTGTAATCCTCGCCATAGTCAATACGGAATTGATTATAGCGGTGCTAGTAATCTTAAAAGATTACACAACGTTATGAACAAGATTTGGTTAAGGCGTACAAAAAAAGACCTGGCTAATCAGTTGCCATGTAAAACAATCGTTCCTATACCAATTATAGAAATGGAACAACCAGCTCCCCATTCTTTCAGTGAGATTGAAAGATATGACAAAGCGGTATTACGGTCTAAACTTCCACACTCGGTAGATTTCATAAATCAGTTGGTAGAACGTGGCGAAAAAGTAGTCGTGTTCGTACATCATAAGGATATTGGCAAAGCATTAAACCTAGCGTTCCCAGAAGCAAGTGTTATTGTAGGCGGTCAATCATCTAGTATCAGACAAGTAAACATAGATAACTTTCAACTAGGTGATACACAAGTAATTATATGTAGCTTGCAAGCTAGTGCAGTAGGCTTAACGCTCACATCAAGTAGATGTGCAGTGTTTATAGAGTATCCTTGGTCCCCCGCTCTATTAGCTCAAGCACAAGATAGAGTACATCGGTTAGGTCAAAACAAAGATGTGTTTATCTACTACCTGTATGGTAAAGGTAGTATTGATGAGTACAGATTAAATACAAATAGTTTTAAGAAAGCGGTCATTGATTATGTAGTAGATGGAGGTGCTTTATAATGAGTATGTTTGAAAGATATTTAAGCGAAGAATTTGATGAACCAATCGAAAAGTGTTTTGAAGATTTAAAAAATACACTTGCTGTAAAAAAGAAAGGTAGTAATACTGTATTATATTATATTTATGGAAACTATGTAGTAGAAGCTGTAATGAGGTGGTTTTCTCTTTCCGACAAGAAAAAAAGCCAACTAAAAAAAGACTATCTAAGATGGCTTGTGGATAATCATAAAAAATTTACACTTATTGATGATACATATTTTGTATATGAAAAAACCGAAGTAAAACGCATGAAAAAAGAAATTATAGCTAAATCGAATAAAATTTTTATTAACGGAGAGGATAAATAAAATGTTTGATGGAATTTATATAACAAAATCATACGGAACATGGTTTCCTTTTAAATGTGAATGTGAAACTGAAAAATTATGGCCATTTGGTTGTACATATGTAAACGCCTGGACGCCTAGACTAGATAGGTTGGAAGAAAGCCCATACGATTTTGTGTGTAAAGAACCAATGTCAACCAATGATTGGAATGGTATTTATAAAGTAATTGAAATGTATAGATAAGGAGAAATACTAATGGAAAAGAAAATGACTAAAGAACAAATGTTAAAAATTATTGCTGATTTCGCTGATTTGATGGAATACATTTATAACGAAAGAATGTACTGGTACGAACAACGTGGAAATATGGATAAAGCACTATCTGATATTCACCACGCTATCGAAAATGATTACGATGAAAAAGACAGTAATAAATATGCTAAACTCATGTATGAAGTAACAAAAGAACGTCGTAAATACAAGGATATGCAAGAATTATTCTTGCCAGTATATAACGCATATAAAAGTCACCCTACCCTATCTTCCGCTATCTGGAATATGAGAAAGTATGACGGAATGATTAAGGAAGGACGTACATACGAACCTAAAATTTTACACGAGCTATTTGAGAAAGGAGGTCATTAATATGAATATTGTATTGCAACAGTATAGCAGTAGTTGCTATAACGTGTGGGAAAATGTATGTATTAATAATAAATCAGATGA